CAGAAATAACCACATACTTTTGGTGGAATTCAAATTCAGGATCAGTAAACAAACTCACAGTTCCAAGGAACTTGTTAAGATCCCAAACACCAAACTGGGTATCGAATGTTTCGTCCACAGTCGCTTCTGCTAGAACATTCTTTACTGGGGAAATCGTAGTAATAACATTACCGGGATTCACTAGGATGTTGGAATTGATTGACGCATAATTCTTGAGGATATCAAGAGTTTTCTTTGAGAGTTTAATTGTAGTTGCTGTAGTCATTGTATAGATTCTCCTTTAGACTTCTCTGTAATATACTCCACACTCATACGATTTTCAATTTCTTTTTTCCGACTATTTTGTATTTCAGCAGGTTCTTGACTAGATGGTTTATATGGTTGGAATCCAGGCATTTCCAAAGGACACCAAACCTTAGGATAATCCAGTTTGCCATAGTTTTCCTTACCATCAATAGTCAAATCTGTTAATTGCGTTCCTTGCTTATCCCCACAACCACAAGCACCGCAATAGTATGAATTTGCAAATTTTGCACTTTCTTTACGCTGCGAACATGGTGGTAAACTATCATCACCATGACAACTCAATTTACGAAGTACTTTGGTTTCGGGTGTAGTTTTTTTGTTATTTAATCCTCTTGATTTAATGGAGGATGCTAATGCAGTTGCTTTTTCTATTAATGTTTTTTGACGCAACATTTCTTGTTGCTTCATATGGTTTAAATTAATATCTTCTGGATTCTCCATAATCAATCTCCATTAAAAATCTTGAATGTCATTCATAAGATTCTTCAAACCCTTTTCAACAAAATAATTAAAAATCTTGCTGCGATCTGCTGTAATTGGTTTGTTGTATTCCGCAAGAATTGCCTGCTCATACTCTTGAGGTATGTAGGACAGATCTACCAACATTTGGTTGCGGTTCCAGTTACTTAGTAGATCGTTTGGCACATTACCTGTGCTAGACCAAGTGTCCAACTTCTTAGATGATAGTGGCTTTTGTCGCTTACCATCTACTGCAAAAACATCATCATCTGAAAGAATATTTGGAATACCATCTCCAGAATCCCCGCGTACAATGTGTTCAAACAAAAACTTATCGGGGGATTCACAGGTAATAAATCCCTTTTGATTTGGGCTATATTGAACAATATTTGGATATCGCATCAATTGCTTGAAATCTTTATCACCGGAAACGATCAAAATCTTTTCCTGCGTGTGATAATGCTTAGACAAAGTGGCGATAATATCATCGGCTTCACATCGTTCAATCTTCATTGTGCGATATGGCATATTTTCCGCAACTTCATTACGAATCTTAGAAAGAGTTTCAAAAACTTGCTTCCAATAGAATTCATCTTTTGCTTGCGTCTTTTTACGGTTAAACTTATAAAGCGGAAAGATATCTTTACGCCAATAATTACCGGCGTCTTGACAAATTACAAGTTCACCATACTCCTGATGGAATCTATTTCGATAGTAACGATATGTGTTTAAAGTAATATGTCGAATCATATCTTCATCTAACTGATCCGGTGAATCATATTGAGAAAAGATAGATGAAAGTACGATTTGTGTATTGTCAATTAGAATCATTTAATTACCTGTATAATTACGGTATTTTCGTTAAATCTGCCATTCGGGACAGATTCTTTTGTTTTAACAGTTTCCCATGCATTATTAATGGCGCGAACGCCACCAATCATGCGTGAGAGTACATTTTTAGGATCACGAAGTTTCTTTGTTTTTGAAGAACCCTCATCAAAACCAATTAGTGTAGTTCCTTTGATTGTAAAACCATCAACCAATGGAGATGCGTCATACACAGTAAGTGTACGATATTTTGTGTTGAATGCAACTAATTTCTTTGCACCAATAATTTCTCTAGGATCAACTGAATTCAAATTAAACTCAGTGCATTCCTTTTGATACTTTAATTTTGCAATCAATTGTTCTGGCTTCTTCTTTTTCTTCTTTCTTGGTTTGCGAATCTTCTTTGCAAATTGTGCTTGCGCTTGTAATTGCACAACCATGTCTTGATGAAATTGTAAGAACTTCTTGAGTTTTGGCTTACTGATCCAAGAATATGCTTGCTTTAAATCTTCATCTTTACCAGAAATTGCTTCTTCCAATTCTTTAATTCTTGGTTTAAAAGAATCCGCAATCATTTGCGCTTGCATGGACTTTACATCCTTTTTACGAATCCATTCCGTTATTTCAAATTCAAATTTATTCGATGTTGGTTTTGTTAAATAATTAACCAATTCATCTACACGAATTTCAAGTTCGCAGATATATTCAGAAACTTGTTCATTAATTCTGTCTTGAATTGAAACTTTTGGTTTATCGACAACTGGTGCCAAATATTGAACTTTAGATCCCTCTTTGATCAAATTATCAATATGAGTTTGAACTAGTTTCTTCTTTGCTTCGGGCAGTGTTACGCCATTGTTAGAAACGCGACAATATGCACCAACACACCGAAAGTCAAAACTTACGGTTGATGCATTTTCTACCTTCTCCTGATCGCTTTTAGTGTATTTGTTTTTCTTCAAATACTCTAGAGTGGCTTTGCGGTAGTCTTTTTCAGACCAATTATAATTATACCAATTCAAAGCCTTTTGAATTTGCCAAATTAGTTCACTATCGTCCGTAATCTTCATGGCGGCAATGTTTGGCTCACCACCAAGTAATACAGATTCAACAGTATCACCCCTACCGATGGACTTGTAGCGTTTCTTGCTCATGGACTATAGTGTATCAAGTGTTGCTCTGTTGTCAAGGTTTATAGAAAACAAATACTGGTTCGTATTTGTGAAATCTACCATTAACCTTACAATAATTTTTACACTTCGGTAAACCATCTTCACCCACACGATTCTGACCAGGCATGTTTTCCAGTGCCATCTTTAATGTAAATTTGTATTCCATACCCAAAGACTCTAGTATTTTTCTAGAATCTTCTTCTAATGGAAGGTAATCACCACTTACCAATAAGTCAGCAATATTCCATAAAAGATACCTATCATTCTTTAAATAAGAAACACAGGTTTCTAGTGTTGGTCTTAAAAACCCATCTCGCCAAGAATCATATGAAGAAAATTTCTTATATGATTGATTCTCATCTTCAGAATATGCTTCTCTGTTAAAATACGGTGGTGAAGTAAATACCAAATCTACTTTGCCTTTGTATTGTTGGAAGTTGGTGTTCTCAGAAATGACTTCAGAGCCAAGCTGATATAGATCGCAAGTATTAGTTGAAGAAAAGAAGGGATTCGCTCTATATGTTTTTGTATTATAAAAATCTGCAATAGCATGGTACTTAGAAGAGTGACCATCACATTGCCAATTTTCGGGATTAGGATCAGTTCCAACATAGTGTACATTCCTGTCATCGCGGATAGACATTGCTCCTAAAATTCTACCACCCCAACCACTAGATGGATCGTAAATTACAATACGATCTTGATCTTTGCAGTGTTCTGTAAACCTTTCATACAAATACTTAGCAGTCATCGGTGGAAAGTTAACTGCGGGTTGAATATAACCAATACGGAAAGATGCAAAACCGGCAGGGAAAACTCTTTCACCCTTCTTATACAGACGAATGGCATACAATTGATCGTCTGGTAAATTCTCATGATCAAATGTGGAATAATGCCGATATGACATCTTGGGCTTCCACTTTTCAAACTGCTCTTTTGTCAGTTGAAGAATGTTAGACTGCTCAAGTTGAAAATAACTACTGCTTGCACCTTCGCGGGGAGCCACTTGTTCCAACATGAAATCGTAACCAGTAAATACGGATGGACTATTAAAGAACGCTTCCATCCATTCGTCACCAGAACCCACATCTACAACAGAATACTTCTTATCGTGCTTGATTGTAGAAAGGGCGTGCTTATAGAAAGAATCGCGGCGCAAATGACGCATAGTACCACGAATCATTCGCGGCAGATATTTGTCATCTGCAAACATATCGTAAATAGAATATCCGGTATCATTCGCAGAATAATTGATTCTCGTCTTGAACATATTTGAGAACCACTGATCGACTTCTACACCGATGCGGGATTTATTTACAATTACATCATCAGGAACATTAGATAGTTCATCTGAATGTGTAAATTCATGAACAGGATATTGTCCCAGTTGATTAAACTGATCGATTATATCTTGCTCGTCTTTTCCTGTTCTTGGAGGACAACCATATGTGTCCCACGAATTTAGAATTGCTTTACGCATCTCGATTA